ACAAGTTTGGATACTTCTAGCACACTACCCATCACACCGATAGCAACAGGGCTTGCAGCAAAGATAGCAATCAACCCTGCGATGGAATAGTATGCCGCTACGAGAGATACCGACAATCCAGTCAGTATCATCATAAGTGCAGTCTTCATTTTAGCCTCTAGTCAACGTAACAATCTTACTGACTTGTTCTTCTAACTTTTCTTTTCTGTTAGGCCAATAGATATATTCTTTCTCTGGATTCTTCATAAGATTGACCAACAACGGCACAATCATCTTTTCAAGTTCTGTAAGTTTTGCTTGTGTTGATGCTAACAACTGAGATTCCTTAGTCGCATAGGATTCTTCTAGTTGCAACTTTTGTGTATCTAAACCAAATGTTGTTTGTTCGTAGATAGCAAGAACACTATCAATTTTCTGTTCCAATCGAGCAATCGCTTCGTTTGATGTTGATACAGTCTCACGAATAATTGTTGTCTCAAGTGTCTCACTATCCGTGACTTGAGTTACTTCGCCTTCATCGACTGCGCTGAAGCCAAAGTCTTCTTGTGTTCTTAAATCCAAATATTCTTGTGGTATTGGAGTTGTCATTTCTTGAAAAACCTCGCTAGTGATGCCACTGGTTCTGTTGTCCAGCCAAACGTATTGACGATAATGTTTAGCGGTTCTAAGTATGCTTTCTCAAATTGTAAATCGTAATCTATATATTTATCTAAATCAAATTGTTTAGGTAAGACAGACATAATCGCAAGCACATTTTCGTGCGTTGGATTAGGCACTTTCATATAGCAAAACTTGATTTTCTCTCCGTCTTTGATGGACTCATATTTCTTAGTCAGCCCATGCTTTTCCAGCAATGAGTTGTATATGATTGAACCTCTAACGTGTATCGGTGTTCCTTTGCCGTACATAGATACTGCGTTCTTATACTTCGTCAGTTCAGACACACCACGAGGAAATGCTACATCCTCGAAAGGGAGTTTCTTGAATTCTTTTCTGAAAGAATTGTTGAATGCGTGTAAATCGGATTCAGTTCCTGTCATCACAATCTGCAGCGCTTCCTTAATCTTATCTCGGCAAGACATCGGAGTTGATGACTTGACTGCTTCGATACCCATCATCTTCAGTTTAGGCTCAGCATATCGCACACCCTCACTGTCCCACACGTTGAGAATGTATCGCTTCTTCGCAGTCCAGATTCCAGTATCAGCAATGACTTCACGCTTCATAATCATCTTCTGGTCGTATGCGTTCATATAGTCAGCAAGTTCCTGGTACGACTTATCGATAAATCCTTGAAACTTTTCTTCACACACTTTGTCTAGGAAGTCGATTACTTTACTCTTATCGGGGATATTATCCTTATAGACTTTCTTGACTAGAGGACCAAAGTTCACATAGATAGAATCTGTATCACTCGCAATCACATAATCAATACCATCAGTGTCTAGTAGTTTGTTGAGATAGCCATTGACTTTGTTTTCAATCCAGCGAATAGATAGCTGACCTGACAATGTGATTGCTTCTGCTTGTCTCACATCGTAGAAGCGAAACCATTGATTCCCGATAGCGCCATACGCTGAGTTCAACTGAACTTTCTTTGCTAACTGTAGATTAGAATACTTGGAGATTTCATTCTCGCATTTCTGCTTCTCTTCTTTTGTTTTAGCAGCCTCTTTGTTCTTCTCCCACTCAAGCATCAACTTTTTGTACTTGGACCTATCGGTATACATCGTATCCATCATCTCAGGCAGAAATCCAAGTTTATCTTTTCGAAAGTAATGCCCGTTTGCAGCCATACAGGCTGATGACGAGGATTTGTATTCTCCTTTGAGCAACTCATCCACGGTAACGTAAGTGTGTTTACCTTCAATGAAAGTGTCAGGGGATACGTTATATTGCATAATCAAATGCGGATAGAGTGAGTTCAAGTCAAAGGAACATACCCATTCATACTTCCCAGGCACAGGTTCTTTGACGTAAGCACCTTCGTACTTGGTGTCTTTTCTGTTGCTCTTCTTTGGAGGAACAACAATACGCTTCTTGTATAAATGATTGTGAGAAAGCGTATCCCACATTCTAACTTGTGTAAACACGTCAGTAAGATTTACTTTAGCATCGTATGCTAGAGCGAGCACCATATCAATCAACTTCATCTTATCATCGATTCTATCCACTAACGCAACGTCTTTGATGTTATAGTCGATAAACGTTTGATAATCGTGCTTGTATAGTTGGTTTAGATTTTCATACTCACTGTAATCCAACTTACGCTCACCCAGTTCTACGAACGCAATATGGTCAAGTCTAAAACTTTCCTGTTGCGAATAGGTAAACTTCTTATACAGTTCAAGATAATCAAGTATAGAAATACCAACAAGGTCAAACGCAGTCTGTTGCTTGTTGTGAATAGTAGTTGTTCGCTCACTCACATATCCCCAAGGAGACAATCGCTCTGCAGACTTTTCGCTTAGCACTTTAGAGATTCTGTTGTAGAGATATGGAATATCAAAGAACTGTACGTTCCAGCCAGTAACGATATCAGGCGCTTTCTTCTCCCACAAATCTAGAAAGTTTAGGATAAGTTCTCGCTCATCGTAACACTTAATGTAGTCAACATCTTTGCGAGTGTTGTTGTAGTCACCACAGCCAAGAACGTAGTACCTGCTGCGCATCTTGAATGTGATAGCAGTGATAGGCTCATTAGCAAGTGAAGGTTCTGGAAATCCATTGTCTGACCCAACCTCGATGTCTATGTTTGCTATGCGCAGCAAAGAAGGGTCATAGTCAACACGTTCTGGATACTCCTCATTGATATATGCATACGCATAGTTTGTTGTGCCATAGTATTCAAAGTTAGGAACATCTTGATACCTGTCAACAAAACTAGCAGCATCTCGAAGACTATCCATCTCCTTGGGTTTTACGTTTTTACCATCCAGAGTTTTCCATCCAGTTTCCTGCTGAGACGGAAGAAAAAACGTTGGGCAATACGGAACTTTACGAGAGTATTTCTCTCCCTTAGAGTATCCGATTTCTAGAATGTTGTTGCCGCGTCGTGTAAAGTGTGTATAGAATCTTGTCATAGTACAATCTTTGATGTTGGAGTAATGATATTACCGAACATCTGATTATACTGCATTTCTATCTGATTGTCAACTTCAACCATATACACTACGTGCGAACGATTGATATCAACAACTTTTTGACGTGAAAAGAAAACTAGAGGTTGCAAACTTAGATTTGGTTTGCCGTCTTCACCAGCAACAACACCAATCAAGCAAGGATTCTCTAGCGTGTAGGATTCGGAGTTAGTTTCAAGTTTCTCAATAACATTACCTAGAATATCTTCACCGTTTACTAGATGAAGTAGTCTTACATTAGCCATAATATATCTCCTTAATGGTGTGGCGTTTTTGGAAGGAACGCCACAGAAAACCTTGCGTCTTTAGATTAAAGGCATATAGTTAGTAGACATTTGTGTTTCGACCATAAGTTCTGGATACATTAAAGGTCCAGCAAGGCCTAACAAACATGCGCATACAACTAATACCGCAAGAGAGTAGTTTCTGATTTTTGTAATCATGAAACCACCACTAATGCAATCATAAGAGGAGCAGCAAGCAGAGCGAGTGCTATGCTAAAAACTGCTTGTGTAGTTTCGCTTTGAATAACTTTCATTTCAGTGTCCTTAGTGAGATTTGATTTCTATCTTTCTCGGACGCTGTTCTTCGGGCAGTTCAACTTTCAAATGAATGACTAGTAAACCGTTGACGAATTCAGCTCCATCAACGACAACATGGTCAGCGAGTCTAAACGTTTCCACGAATTTTTTTGTAGTAATCCCTTTGTGAAGATATTGTCTCTTATCTTCTTCAGGGTTACCGCGAATAACTAGAACACCGGGCTTTGCCTCGATTTCTAAGTCTTTCTTTTTGTAACCGCCTAACGCAAACTCCATGGCGTATTCCGTATCACTATATTTGATAATATTGTGACGAGGAAAACCCTTCTCGTTTGCTCCAATAGAGGTTAGTCGTTCGATCTCATCCCATACGTGGTCGAAACCAATGAAACGAGAATGTGGAAATGAAAACACTTTAGTTCGTGTATTAACCATAATGGTCTCCTTATCTTTAAGCGAGATTGTTGTCTAACTACCGGACCTATTCCGCGTAGTCGTGGATATTTATAACACATTTTTTAAAAAATGTCAATTATTTTTAGAATTATTTTCCATCCAGTCTTCAGCAGTTGTGCCTTCAGTTTCGGTGGTTGCTTGACGATAGTAGAGAATCAGTTCTTTTTGCTGCATGACATAACGACGAACTTCTTGAAAGTTCTCTGCCATTTTCTCATATCCATCGGGGGTAAGTGCGAACACTACGAAGTTACCATCAAGAATCTTTTCGATCTCTTTGATTTTATCTTGTAGATTCTCTTCAGTGATAACAAAGAAGTTTACCTCTAGAAGGTCAATCGACTGAGGTAAAGGTGGTTGATAGATTCGTAGGGGAACCTTTTCTGTTACAGTTATAATCTGAGGCTCGGGTTTGACTTCAATTTCTTCAGAGCCCCACTCTAAGCGAGGCATCCATGAACATCCTGTTATAAAGATTGCTCCCAACGCAATCGTGACCGGTCTATACAATAACATATTTTCTTACTTCCAAAAGTTTCACACATTATTACCTGCTTTCCGCAAGGCGACTTATTTATCGTTGGTTGGTTTAACCTCTTCATTGCTTGACAACTCTGGAGTAGCAGGCTCAGAGTTATCAATATCCATAAGTTCTTGAGTGTCATTTTCTAAGTCCTTGAAGACTTTTGCAGTCTTCGCATTAGCACGAGTTTCTATCATCCCTGGCTTTGCTCGTGCGAGCCGTGTTAAGTTATGATCCTTGAAGATCTTCATAGCATTGTCTTTCTCTCGCTGTAACTCATTATTCCTTGCGGTGAGTGCAGACATTGCCGCTTCTGATTTCTTTGCATTTTCTTCTGCAGCCTTCAGTGATGATTCTGCAGTGCGAACAGCAATCTCCATCTGAACTTGGTTTTCTTTTAGAGTTCGATTGTTCGCCTCGAGTTTACTCACTGCTGCTTCATACTTTGCAACTGTTGTTTGGTAGTGCATATATCCACCACCAATGGTACCGATAATCGCAAAAATCATAATCAATTTAAAATACATATTATTCTACTCGCTTTTTAGATCCTATGCTATACTTTGTTACTAAATCCCAATCACCTCGTTCAGAATAAGAAATGATCTTAATTTGAGACAGTGGGCACAAAGGTGCTTCCACTTTTGTTGAATCTACTATAGTAAGCAATCCCCATTCAGATAACAGTTTAGCAATAGAATTTCTTCTACCTTTATCGTTATCCTCAAAGTTAGTTGGCTTACCGTCAAGCGCAAACAGTTCCTTAAAGTGAACTATATAATACTTGCCGCGCTTGTGTAAAATATGACAGGATTGAAATAGTTTCTTTTCTTTTCTAGACGCAACACCAATTCTAGTTAGTGTTTCTCTTACCTTTAGAAAATCATCCGCATTCTTTAGTTGGACCTCCAACAATGTATCTATACCGACTTCCATTACCTTTATAACTCCTCATGGGGCTCAATCGCCTTTTTCTGTTTTTATTCTTAAATCATTCAGTTGCTCTTTAGTAAGAACTTTTAGCGCCTCTTTAGCCTTTGATTTGTTGTATCCAAACAGTTCGGATATGAGCAGAAGATCGTCAGAAATCTCTTCCTTGTGCCACTTACTAAATCTTTTACGAGGACGTATACTATTTAGCAAAAAGAGAAATTGCGCTTTCTTCGGGAGTTGATGATACTGGTTCATTTCGTTCGCATAGAAGATAGAATCAGGAAAATACGATAATCCTCTATTCGTCAGAAATGGTTCATAGGATTTCTCTGCCAACGCATCGTTAGCAGAGTCTTCCATAAGGTTTTCTTTTGTTGAATTGATTGCGTTCAGATAATCAAATGGTTTCATTTTACAGTGATATGCTCATAATATTTTGTTTCAAGAAGTTCACGATTCTTTAGAT